TACTGGCTGGGGCCAGCTCACTCATTGATGCATGATACTGCATTTAGAGTTAAATTGGCCGATTGTGCGCGGGATGATCTTGGTATAAATGGTGTGTCCGAAATTCGATCTCCAGGTGATGTTAAGCAAGTTGATGGGACGGATTATGCTATAATTCGTTTCACATCTACACCACCTAGAAAAGGATTTATCAATTATTTCCCTGATAGTCATGTTGTTGGCAATACTGTTGCTACATGTATCTATCGACCGCGTGGTGATTATGTTCCGAGAAAAGATCCAAATAGGGATCAGATATTGTCCCATATGGAACAGGAATCTGATAGATTTGGATGTTTTGTTACTATGACGAACGTTGAATCGGTTGCTAAGCATCAGGTTGGCCAGGAGAACTATCATGGTTATAGGTATGAATATCCTCCAGGAACTTTCAATGGTTTATGTGGTATGGCATTGGTGATCCAGGCGCGCGGATCAGTGATATTGGGTTTGCACCTTGGAGGTGCAAAAAATACTGGTGTGGCTGGGGCCATCACCAACACTGAGCTGCATGACACCATACGGAAATTTGCCGAGCCAATTATAGAATTGGTCGGAAATGGAGGCGTGGATGATGTTCAGTATGGTTATAGTTTTGACCAGCCAGCACTTAATATTGCTGATGCCCCTATCAATCCGAAACATTGCATGAATTACATGGACGCTGATTTACCTTCAGCCGTTGAAGTCTATGGTGCCCATGATAAGGGCACTAGGACACTGCGGTCGGAGGTGCGACCAAGCATTATAAGCGCAGCAGTTACTGAAATCATGGGAGTCAAGAACATCCATGGCAAACCGAAAGGACTGGGGTCCTGGAGGCCATTTCAATCCAATGCGCAGAATATGATGGTACCATGTAATGAGTTCGATCCTGCTATTCTCGATAAAGCTGCTGAGGATTTGTATCAACATCATTTTAAGGTGTTAGAAGATTGCTGGCTCAGGGAGAGTGTGCATTTTATAACAGATGATGTTGCTATTAATGGTGTTGCTGGAATATCTGGTATGGATAGGATAGATATGTCCACCTCAGCCGGTCATCCGGTTGATAAGCCTAAATCTACGCTGATCGATATGGATAGGAGTGAGATGGATGATCATGGTGTTTTAACTAAGATTGTATTTAAGCAAGAGGTATATGATCGTGTTCGACATCTCGAGAATAAGATTTTGGCAGGAGAGCGGTTGTATGCTATCTTTAGGGCCAATGTTAAAGATGAACCTACTAAGCTCACGAAGGAGCAATTGCGTATCTTCGCTGGTACGCAAATTGACTTTCTTATCTTGTGTAAGAAAGCCCTTAGTGGTCTTAATAGGGTTATGCAGATACATTGGGATAAATTCGAATGCTGTATTAGTGCTAATTGTTATGATGATGATTGGACCAAACTGTTTAGAAGCATTTATCAAGGTGATGATAATCGTTTCTTTTGCGGAGATTACAAGCATTGGGATAAATCACTTAGTCCTACGCTGCTACGAGCTGCTGCTGGTGTTATCAAGAGATTATGTGCTGCATGTGCGTATACACCTGATCAATTGAAGATAGTTAATGCTATTCTTCTCGAATTGATATATCCTATTTATGAGTGGGATGGTGTATATGCTCAATTTTTATCATCGATGCCATCAGGTGTCTTTCTGACCGTTATGATGAGCAATATATGTAATGGGTTGTTATTTAGATATACCTTTTACAAAAACGCTCCTTGTAACGCTCAGTTTTCCGATTACATGAAATGTAATTTTATGGGCGATGATAACATTGGTACTGTATCTAGTGATTGCAATTGGTGGAATCAGGTTACCCATGCCACTATTCTTGGAGATATTGGCATTCAGTATACTGCTGCTGATAAGCAGAGCGAGCTCACGCCATTCGTTTCATTGAAAGACTGTTCATATCTGAAACGGAAGTTTGTGTGGCACGCCAAGCTGCAGCAGTATCTGGCGCCGATAGATGAAGGGTCAATATTTAAAACTCTGCATAATTACATGAAGCGTAAGCGATCAATGGATACTCCTGAAATGATAAGTGGAGGAGCCATTGATCATGCTATACATGAATGGTTTAGGCATGGTAGGGAGGTTTATGAGGAAAAAGCACGCCAATTGGAGATCATTGCTAGTCGACATAAGCTTTTTATATATTGTCATACGTTCAAGAATGGCAGGGCGCCATTCTATGATGAATTGATACAAGAATATAATAAAGCTCTCGTTATTAAATACCAGAAGAGGGAGGATTACATCATTCGTGCTGATGATGTTTATGAGAGTCTTCTTTTTGACTTTCAATAGGTTATAAATTGTTGTACATATTATTATTATGGTTTAGTTACATTATATATACATTGTTGTTACATTTGTGTTTATTTATATTGTATTATTATTATTTATTATTCATAAAGTGCCTATTCTTTAAAATGTCCAATATCCAAAATGAGGAAAGGACTATCGAATTTGTTACAAAGGCACAGGATAATGGGATTGCCACTTCCATTATCAATCATCAACCTGTTCTATTACCGCAAGGGGCGGAGAACAGGTTAGGGGTCACATTTACATCGGCCCCAGCAAAAGCCCAGACTGCGTATTTTGACGATCTCCTTGCCCAACCTGGGTACGGAGTAGACGCTGAAATGGACTCTACATTCGCTATGCAAGATTCAAATGACGATGATCTGGCTGATTTCTTTTCACGGCCCATTAAGATATCAACAGGTACTATACAAGTTGGTATAGGGCATAAGGTATTTCTTAATCCATGGACTCTATTTTTTACAAATCCACGTGTTGTGAACCGTATCTGTAATTTTAATTTATTGCGATGCAATTTGAAGCTTAAATTTGTTATCAATGGAAATTCATTTTACTATGGTAGGTTTATAGCTTCGTATGTACCATTTGGAGCCTTTGATGTTCTACGAGAAAGAAATACTTTAAATAGATTTATAGATCATGTCACCCTGGCGACACAATTGCCGCATATTTTCCTTGATCCTACAACTTCACAAGGGGGTTGCCTAACGTTACCATATTTTCATTGGAATAGCAACATGTCTATCCCCGGTCAGAAATGGAATGATATGGGTGAACTTTTTATAGACACAATTGCCAATCTTCAACATGCCAATGGTGGAACTGATTCAATAAGTTACACTATTTTTGCATATGCTGAGAATGTCGTTATGTCTATCCCTACATCCGTTCAACCGGCGGCTTTATCTCCTCAAGGTAAGAAGGAGAAAACTGAAGATGAAGTTGTTACTGGTAAGATATCTGGTTTGGCATCAGCTGCAGCATTAGGATTCAAAGCATTTGCATCATATGCTCCTATAGCGCCTTATGCTATGGCAGCTAGTTATGCTGCTACTATGATATCGGGTGTAGCGCGATTGTTTGGATATTCGCGCCCACGGATAACATCTTCGGCTCCTGACAGGTTTAAACCAGAATATTATGGTAATTTGGCTAATACTGATGTTGGTGAAAATGCTTATGCGTTGAGTTTGGACTCGAAGAATCAGGTTACAATTGATCCACGAGTTGCTGGTCTGTCAGGTATTGATTGTATGACCATCTCTCACATTGTATCGCATGAAAGCTTTTTCCATCTTATACCTTGGTCCACAGCTAGGATTCCTGAAGCGTGTTTAGCCCAGATAAGAGTTGATCCAGGTTTGTATAGACAGCTCGCTACAACGAAGTTTCTTACTAGCACAGCGTTTGCCACATTGCCGTTTAAATATTGGACTGGTTCATTAAGGTTCAGATTTCAAGTTATCTGTTCGGCTCATCACAGAGGCAGAATTAGAGTAGTGTATGACCCAGTTTCTTTGGGCGTTACTGCTGAATACAACATCAATTATAATTATATAGTTGATATTGCTGAAACGCAGGATTTCACACTTTCAATTCCGCCGTGTCAGGAGAAGCCACTTATGCGGGCATTCGAAGTTAACACTGCAACAGCTGATCTATATACAACTGGTGCAGCTTTGCCCCCTAATACTTTGAAAGGAAATGGTGTTATTGGTATATATGTGGTAAACGATCTCGCAATACCAGCTCTAACTGCGGCTGATGTGTCAATAGCGGTATATGTGTCAGGTGGTGAAGATTTTTCTGTTTTCGCACCTACTGATACGTATCTTGGTGGAATGGTTCTTAAGCCTCAAGGTATGACTGAGCCCACCGATTCTGATATGGTTAATACTAATATACCTGTTTCAGAGTCGACTGACATGATCAATCCCATGCCCGATTCACGTGACTATTTACCACTTATCTATTGTGGTGAGCGAATAGTCAGCATTAGGCCGTTGATTAAGCGGTATTGCTATCATCACAGCTGGGGTGGTGATAGCACAGGATCAGGTACTATAGCTCATGGTATTAATGCTTTTCCCTATAACAGGGGAAATGTTCCATTTGCTATTAATTCGCGAGCTAATACTCCTGGTCCAGGTATAGCATATAATTATTGCAATACCACAGCCCTCAATTATTTTTCATGGGCATATGCTGGTTGGCGAGGTTCAATACGCTGGAAAACTGCTCTATCTGATTTCACAGCTGGTACTGGTATAAATTCTACTACATTATCGATGTATTCCCAACGGGTTCCTGATAGTGGTAGTTATTTTCATTCCCAGATAGCATTTGCCACTGATTCGACTGGTTCTTCTAATGCATCACGTGTTCTACAAAATCGTGATTCCACTGGATGGGATGGTATATGTGTTACTAATACTCAGACCAATCCAGTGTTGGAGCTTGAACTGCCGTACTATTCTGATAAGCGTTTGCAATTATGCGCTTTGGCAGATAGAACATCATTGGTATATGCTAATACACAGGGGGTAGAAGGTAAGATAACCTATTTAAATATCAAAACAGGAGCGAGCAACATAGTTAGTGTAGATGAATATGTGGCTGCGGGGGATGATTTCACATTCTTATTTTATATGGGTCCTCCTCCCCTCTTTCTGGAAGCTGATTTTCCTGCAATTTAGAAAGAGAAACAAGTCCTACTAGTAGATCTGTAGGCCGGCTGTTATTTAGCCGCGCGTAAAGTGATAAACAATCTTTAGGTTT